CATCCTGGGAACTGGGACAAGCTCGTAGAGGTCCCGGAGTTCGGGAGGATCTACGACGAGTTCGTCGGGCGCTACACGCCAACCACACCGCTCGGTTCCGAGGGGAACTCTTTCGATGAGGCTTTCGAGGCCTACGTCGCGCACATGGACCCAACCAAGTCTTCTGGCTGGTCGAATCGGCATCTTGCCGGCCCCAAGGGGGCCTGGTTGAAGCAGCCGCAGCACCGGAACTTACTGAAGTACTTGGTCATGGCGCGGATGGCGCTTCAGCTCGCGGAGCTCGACCGCATCCACTACATGTCCACTGTGGATATGTTGCGGCTCGGTCTTCGAGATCCCGAGGACTGCTTCATTAAGAATGAGGCCCATGACAAGGGCAAGGCGGCTTTGGGCCGCTGGCGCTTGATCTGGGTGTGTTCCCTGGTCGACAGCATCGTGCAAGACATGCTGCATCACTTGCAGAACAAGCAGGATATTGCCGACTACGGTCGGGGGTGCAACATCCCCCAGGCCGTCGGAATGGGCCATCACGATGAGGGGATCGCCGCGCTGGGGCGCAGGCTTGACCTGCTCACCGCTGGTGGTACCGCCAACGTGTCGGATTCCGACGCGTCTGGGTGGGATCTCAGCGTGTGCCGGGATGCCATTTATTTCGACGCGGAGGCCCGGGTTTCTCGGTTTGAGAGCCCGAACGATCTCGCAGCAGACTTGATGTTCTGCCAGGCGGCTGTTAATTCAGCGCACTGTCTGGTGGTCGGGTCCTGCCTGTGGGTCATGGAGACCTTTGGCATTACGGCCAGCGGTATCCCCTCCACCAGCGCCCAGAATTCGAGGATCCGCTCCTTTTCCCTGCTCCTTTGCGGGGCTGAGGACGTGATCTCCCAGGGAGATGACGAGATCCACCGTGGTCTTGTCGACCTCGAGTTGCTGGCGTCGTGTGGCACGATCACCAAGGGCAAGATGAATACAGTCGGCCCTGACGGTCCGATCGCCTTCACCTCTCACCTGTACACTCGCACGCCCCATGGCTGGGTCGCTGCGTTTGACAACTTCGAGAAGATGTTGGCGCATCTGGACCTCCGGCGCGTCCCTGGGGAGGCCCCCTCTCCGGACACGCTGGCTGGTGTTCGTTCCGCCGTTCGGCATTCCGTCGCCCAGCAGGCGATCCTCGACTTCGTGTGCGACCACTTCGGGTGGTTCCTCCCGGCCCCGACCCCGGAGCCCTTGGAGGACTGCTTCGCGTGAGCTCGCGCTCCGACCAGGTTAAGTCCCCCTGGCGAGAACCAAGGGCACCAGATGAGTGTAAA